AGATCCCCTTTACATTGGCCGTGTGAAAGTTCGTGTGTACGGCGATCATACACTTGACACCGAGATATTACCCACAGACGACCTACCATGGGCAACCGTTCTCAACGATATTCATTCACATAGTACCACCGGCAAAGGGCAGACGCCACTTGGCCTTCGCATAGGTAGTAAGGTGGTTGGGTTTTACCTAGACGCCGCCAAGCAACGACCCGTGGTCCTCGGTGCCATTGCTGGTAAGGATGATGTCAATACACTTGCCATTAACTATACCGAACCTGGCGTGGGTTACATTCCTGATCCAGAGAATGAGGAAGATCCTATCCCAGATGTTACCTTAGAGCATCCGTCACTCACCGAGCGTAAGGCGGCACGGTTAAATGAGAATGATGAGGTCATACAGGTGGCAACCCCGATTGCTGATAAGAAGGATATAGAAGTCTTTGGTGGGATTGTCGGTACGGTACCCGAGATAATAAATGAGGCCTGGTCTCAACCAGAGATACCTTATATGGCCGAGTATCCAGACAATCACATCTACGAGAGTACGACTGGTCACCTATTTGAATTTGATGATACGATTGATATTAGCGACCCGATCCTCCCCATCTCAAAACAACGCATACACCTACGCCACACCATTGGGACTGGCATTGAGATACATCCGACCGGTGTCCGTGTGGACACCACCGTAGCAGACGCCTATGATATCATTGATGGTAACCACTATGCACATATCAAGAGTAATGAGAGTATTACCATCAACGGTGCCTTAAAGATATTAGTGAACACAAACAAAGAAACTGGTAACGACTACACCATACAAGTAGATGATGGTGGTAATGTGAATGTACAAGTAGATGACGGACAGATTAACCTGGTGACCGGTGGTGATGGGAATGATATTAACCTGTATAGTTCAGGTGATATAAACATGAGAGCCAAACAAGATATAAATATGAGAGCACTCGGTAATGTTAACGAGGACATAGAAGGTAATCAAACAACGCAAGTGACCGGTAACATAGACATAGACGCCGCTCGTATTGACATGAACTAGTATACGGGGCTAAACTATGTGTACTTTGGATACTTTTAAGTAATCTTTTAGATACTATACATATCTTGATAGACTTAAATAGAATTTTATGGAGAAATTTTTTCGTATGGAAAATAAACCTAAAAAGACGAGTTATAGAAATATCATTAAGGACACCTATGGTAACGAGATCCCAAGCGATATCTCATTTGCTGAATACTGGGAACGGCAACACCTCATAGAGAAGTACTCATATGAGGAAAGTGTGCGACAAAAAACAGAAAGACTGAATCGAAAAAAATGACTAAGATATGTACTAAGTGTGGTAACGAAGATCATTGTGTTTGTGATGAACTCGATTCAATCAGTAAGGCCATCAGTAATGGTCTCTTCAATACCCCTAAGTGTAATAACCATACAGAACAGAAAGCGGAGGACGGTGAATGTTGCCAAAGTCAAAAGAAGAAATAAAACTCAATGATCGCAAAGCAATCTTAGAGGTTGTGTGTATCGTACTATTCTTATACATAATACTATGGTAACCCGAGTTATACTCATAGCATTATTCTTTATTGTTTGTATCAGTCTCATTGTAATCATGAGCGTACCACTTATACAACAACCTAACTATCTTTCGGCAAGTACACCCCATTGTCATCAACTCATATGATTCATCTAGTCCTCAAAGAACTCTTGCGGTTTGTTATCGGTGCGACCATACTCATACTTGGGTTCTGTTATAGTATTGGGTTATTACCTGCTGGACCAGTCTTGTATATGTTAATGTTACTGGGAGTGATTGGTTTATATACCTAGGAAAAAATTCTTTTAACGGACTCGAACGGTCTGTGTGTTGATATATGCGGCGAAATTATGAATGAAATAACGATCTACGATAATGCCCCCATAGCGAATCTTACGATACCGAATGAGGCAACACCCACAGCGAGTACCGGTGTGATGATACAACATAAAAAAACTAAGTTCTTTTGTTGGCAAACAGATATTGAGCAAGTGTGTAAAGAAGGTATCGAACATGATGGACCGTTAACCGGTGAATTGCAACAATGGGTTGAACAATGTATTACACAACATACGGGTTCAACCACACTTGTACATCTACGCAGCTGGTGGTCAATACTCAATCACGGTTTAGCCGTACCGAAACATGACCATCGGTATCAAACAAAACGCAAGACACTATCAGGTGTGCTTTGGATACAAGGTGATACCTGTCCATTATTTGTTCAAGCACCTGAACACGAAGTTCAGCAAATCGATAATGTGCCAGGTCGTTGTGTTCTATTCTCAAGTGCTACAAGTCACTGGACTGAACCTTATCCGTATAAGAACCTAAGAGTTGGTATTTCGTTTGATTACCTTGTCAAAGATCAACCCTTGTGTGCTTGTGAGAATGAAAAGTTTTGTTTTCGTTGTGTGCATTTAGTAAAAAATTTAGAACAGGCCGGTATTTCTACACTTCTTTCAGGAGGTAGTAGATCACACACTACGAAGGTTTATAAATAGTAACATGGTAACAATAAAAGATAAGAACGGTAAAGAGTACACGCTTGATTCGGTAGCTAATACAGAGGAAGAACATCTTTCAATCTTGTATGAAAAAAATAACGAATCAAAAGCGCTAGATCATAAACTTCATATGTTTTCATCTGGTTATGGTAATCAAGGACCAGAAAAGATGGTCAAAGAAAGTACAGCATATGATTTTCAGGTAGATGACGCTTCGTTAGATACACATAAAGAGGTAATCTTTACTGGTGGTACGGTTGAATATGAATCGAATAAAATGAAAAACATTGTATTTAATAATGAAACAGATGAACCTGACTATATACTCACAAACCCAATTCGTGTGGGTAAATGGGAATATTGGAATTTAGATATTGCCGCTGCCTTACAAACTTCTTTAGCAAGAGGTGATATATTACCGGCTGACTGTGGTAAAGATGACGCCCTATTTGTTGGGTTTGGTAGAAACTCAACACCAATCAATCTTACAAAAACTGAACTTGAAAGAAACGCTGGTGTGTTTACTCATTCAACCTGCGTTGAGAAAGATGAGGACTTGATAACAGAAACAAAGCGTATTCTTAAACAATATGATATTGAAGATAAAATATCAACCTGTGTAAACCTAGGACTTGAACCACCAACAACTGTAAACGCTGATTGGGATGCTGTTAGTGCTAAGAAATATGATATCATTATCGCTGCAACACCACCGTATGATAAAAAAACTGGTTGTTATCAAGTAAAATCTCAAATACGAGGTACTGAAATCGGCATTGAAGCAGCAAAAGATTTAACTGGTGCCCCTGCTGCACCATTCGGTCTAAAGTCAGAACAGTATAAAGCGGTTGCAAAATTTGAAGATAGGTGTTATGATGATAATTGGGGTGAACTCAATACTGTATTCAGGAATGCAAAATCACTTTTAAAACCAGGTGGATATATTTTAACAATACACAATACCTATGCAAGTGATATTGATACTTTTAAACCAAAACTAGATGAGTGTGGTTTAACTTTGATTGAAGATGGTTTATTAACACGACAAGCACATACTTGGACAATGGCACGACATTGGTATATGCGACAAACATTAGTAGGACCTTTATACCCAAGCAACAAATATTATATGCTATGTAAGGTATAACATTATTATTTTTTATTATGGCATTTTTAGGATTACACTTAGGGTTTCACGACTGCAACATTTCAGTATACAAAGACGGCAAGACATACTATAGCAAGTATGAACGACATAGTGGTATCAAACACGGTGCTGGTAATTTCAAATGGATTAATGACACTCTAAAGAAATGGGATATTGATTGGAATGAAATAGAAGAAATTTGTCATCACGAACTAGACTCACTAACATTTTCAGAAAATATGTTTAGTGAAATAGATGCTATGGGTATTAAAAGTGAGACTGCAACAGCATTTGTTAGTCCGACTAATATGCTACACAACTTTATACAGACAGAAACACCAACAACATTTATAGGCGGTAGTACACAACTACAACAAACTTCAGTTATACCTGAATTGATAGTAAAAAATTTACAGGCGATGACTTCTATTAAAGCCAAGAATATAAAAATAACCGAAGTAGATCATCATACACTTCATGCCTACAGTACACTTAATAAAAATAAGCAAGTAGTACTTGATGGTAAAGGTACAGAGAATAGATATGGATTAATCAATAACAAAGTATTATCAATCGGTTTAAACGGTTTTCCTATGGGAACTTTTCTAACTAGAATTGGTATGAGAATGGGTTTATCTAGCGGTAATGACTTATTAGATTCACTAGATTTACCTGGCAAAGTTATGGGTCTACAATCTTATGGCACCTCATATTACATTGATGGTAGACCAATAAAAATATTAAATGACATATTTGATTATGAAGGTAGTGCCACATTCAATGATTCCGAATGGCTGAATTTAGTTGCAAGTGTACATGATAAATGTTTTGGATATATCAAGAGTCATTTTGATACCGAATTTAATCATACAAAAGATCCTATAAGTTATACTGGTGGTACTGCATTAAATGTTGTTTGGAATACTGAACTTAAAAAACATTATAACATTGACATACCTCCTTATTGTAATGATGAAGGTATGTCAATAGGCGCTTTAGCATACTTAGGTGAGAAACATAACTTTGAGGTTAATTTAAATTTACCATTCTGTCAAGATGATGAATTGCCTTGGAATGAAGTTTGTAGTAATACAATTAAATCTACTGCTGAAGCGCTTGCAAAAGGTCAGATCGTTGGATGGTATCAAGGTCATGGTGAGATAGGACCTAGAGCATTAGGTAATAGAAGTATATTAATGGATCCTACAATACTCGATGGAAAAGATAAGATAAATAGTATTAAGAACCGAGAACCTTGGCGACCTTTTGGTGCAAGTGTTAAACAAGATAAATCAAAAGACTGGTTTGATATTGAGGACAGTCCATATATGTTATACAATGCTCAAGTGAAGAATGATGGTATTCCTACTGTAACCCACATTGACAATACTTGTAGACCGAATACGGTGACACCTGAAATGAATCCTGCTTATTACGAACTACTAGATGAATTTGAAAAACTTACTGGTGTACCTGTGTTATTGAATACATCATTGAATAGGATGGGTGAACCTATTGCAGGTACAAGAGATCAGGCAATAAAGTTATTTGGTGAAACTAAAATAGATAAGATGGTTATAGGAAGTAAAACTTGGTCAAGATGAATTATTTAATTGTATCTCCGGTTAGAAGTGGTAGTACCTGGTTAAATTTAGTTATTGCAAAACATTTAAAGTTAGAGAATATAGGTGAATCACTTTGTAAAATAAGTCCTACTCTATTAATGAAAGCTGAGAAAAGAGGTAGTACCAATCAATCGCCTTTTTCATCTTCACAACTAGCAAATAGCAATACTGATTTAAGAAAATTACCTAGAAATAAGCAGATAGAAATAATAAAGAAAAAACCGTTCGTTGCTAAATTTACCCCTTGGGACTTGTATGAAGGTAGTGATGAGAAATACGGACCTGGTTATGAATTTGATAAATTTAAAGAATCAGTAAAACCACTAACAACAATATTCTTATATAGAAAAAATTTAATAGAACATTATATTTCTTTTTGGGGTGTTCATAGAACTGGAATTATGAATACTTATAATAAATTTATGAATTATCAGAGACCTAAACTGGAATACACCCAAGAAGAACTAGATTTATATTTGGCACATAAATACATATGGGAAAAATGCTATAAAGATCACAGCCATAATTTTGACTATACAATAAGTTATGAAGAATTATTTAAAATGAATGAACTTTGTGGTATACCTCTTAAACAATATCACGAAGATTTTACACTTAAACTAAATAGATATACAGATGAAGAATTAGAAGAATGTAAACAACAAACAGGATTAGAAACTAATTATGAAATACATTGATTTAATAAACGAACAAGAAAAGAATGACTCTTGGTTCTTAAAGTTTTGTAAGAACTGGTTATTCATACACGAAGTTAATGCCATGCCACCAGTAGAAGGTAGTAATGGTAAATACTTTTATATACTTAGAATATTTCCGTTTGGTTTTATACCAATACTTAATCACTTAGTAATTAATATAATCTACAATGATTATACCGATTATCACAATCACCCTTGGCGTATGTACACTTTTATAGTATGGGGTGGTTATAAAGAGATAGTTATAAACAGACACACTGGTGAAAAAACTATTAAGTCTAGACAACCTGGTTCGTTTAGTGCTGATACAAAACTAGATGACTTTCACAGAATAGAATTATATAAAGATAAAACTATTTCTATTATGTGGAAAGGTTTTAAATATCTAGATCCTAAGTCTAGACAAAGAAGTTTTGAATTCTTTGTTGAAGAAACTAAAGAGACAATGCCTAGTTATAAGTATTGGGCAAGAAAAGGTTGTACTCGTCAACAACAATTAGATGGCGTTAAAGTTTGGTATCCTAGAAAATGGATTGTACCTAAGATAGTACAAAGATGGTTTGATTATTATAATGGAAAGTAAACTAATTGAATTAAACAAACAAGGATATAATCCTTTAACATATAGTCAAGATATAATTCTTGCAGTAGAAACATTAAAAGTAATTGGTGCTACACAAATTTGGGAACTAGGTTGCGGTTCTGGTGATTGGTCTATATGTGTTGATAAAATGTATCAACCTGGATTTGCAGAATTTCATTTAATAGATAACTTTGCGTTCTGTAATGGCGATACTGATATAATTAACAAACTAGGTTATTACTGGCCAGTAGATGAACAAGATATAAAAAATCATTTATCGGAAGCGAAACTAGACTATAAATTTCATAATATATACATAAACAACTTACCTAAACCTAAAGATCCTATTGATTTTGTACGATTAGATACAGGTGGTGAAACAGCAGAAACTATACAATGGTGTCTAGATAACTTATCAGAATATGGTATTATACAATGTGCTGACATAACAATTAATAAATCTTTTCGAAAAGTTATGTTGATGACTGAAGAAGTGATTAAAGGTAATCTAGAACTTTTATGGTTAGGTGAAGCGGAAGGTGTGTGGTGTCGTAAAGGTAAATGTGAATATCTAAGAAACAAATTATTTAACAATACTAACTTACAAGAATACTTTGGTGAATATCATCTTAGTCGGTTTACATTAATGGATGTGAAATATAAATACATTAGAGCAAGATTAAAAGCGAGTAGATACTCAAGAGTAAGAAGAGAAATAGAACGAACTCAAAATCCTTAATCTTATATATATGGGTGTAGATCCCTTCAAGAACCGCTAGATACCTATTATCTAAGAGGTGGTCCGTTAAACCAAGCAACGGCACTATATCTTGTGCCTCTGGTTACCGGAGTGACCCTATGTCTAACCCAAGATGGGAAAACAACGACTGCACCTTTATCACGAAAAGCAGGATTAGTAAATGTTTCTAATTCATTTATGTTGGAATCTTGAGGATGTTTGGTTAGCCATAAATCACCACCATCATAATCATTAGGATCAGATAAATTAACGGTTACGGAAATCTTTCTACATAGACCAACATGATTGGGATTATGTGTTTCAGTAATAGGCATTACTCGACCTTGACTCTCATAGTCTTTATTATCTGCTAAAACTTTTGAGGAGTTATGGTCACATTGACCGTCAATGTGCCAATGGTAGTGTTGATTTAATGCATACTTTGTGAATTGTACATTTTCAATTTGTCTAACATCTAATCGCCAACCAGCCTCCTCATTAGCAGCGTGTACAAATGGTCTTATACAATCATAAACTGATTCATCATTCAACCAAGCAATACGACTGGCACGAACACTATCATCTTCAGATTTTTCTAAATTATTTAATTGGTGGGTGGCAACCTGCTCGTGTGCAGATAAACCTTTTTCCATAATAAGATCGACTTTCTCTTGAGATAGTACATTACCACCAGAGAATGCCCAGCAAATGTTTTTAAACATATAGTTATTTATGCTTTTTAATTGACATTCTTTTTAAGTTTAAATTCATATCATCTATAATTTTTCTAACTTGAGATAAATGATAAAGAGTATATAAACATAAAAAAATAATAAACATACTGTTTATAATCATTAACACATCCATTATGATACCATTTCTAAGTATGCATATTCTTGGTCATACTTTTTATTTTCAGATTGTTGAGATTGCATTTCAACTATACTATCATCACAATACTCTCTCGCAAGTGAGACAACAGCATTGAAGTCAAGGTCAGATGTAGTTAAACACATTACATTTTCAAATAAGTAATTATTTAATTCACCTTCATCACCAAAGTAATTTGCACCTTTAGTATTTGCATTTTCAGCGGCCTCTTGTGCCACAAACATCATTTCTTTATT